CCGACTTGCTGACCCCGGCTCGGATGCTCCCGAGTTGGCGCTGCGCGGCCGTGCGCTGCGCGGTCTCACGGGCCTGCGCTTCGGCGCGTGCTGAATCGGCGTTGTACTGCGCGGCTTGAGACTCGGCCTTGCCGCCCTGGATCGCGCCGATGACCGAGATACCTGTGCCCACGGCGCCAGCGATGCTGCCCACGGTGCCGAGGGTGGCAGCAGTCGATGCACTGGCACCCATGGCCGTGGCGAGTGCGGGTAGGAATGCCATTACTTGATCCTCGCGTAGAGCAGCATGTCGGCGCCATCGGGCCGGTATGCGCGCATGTAACCTTCGAGTTCAAACCCGAGCATCTTGATCCAGCGGTGCCCCTGCTTGAACCCCACGTCCACCGTTGCCTCGATACGGCGATACGGGGCGTTGTCCAGGAACTCGACCACGGCCGAGTGGATGGCGGGGAAGTGCGGACCCGAGTCGTCCGAGAGCAGGGCGAACGCGGTGGCCCGGTTCTCCCACTGCGGTTCGACCCCACCGATCCCCAGGATCACACCGTCGTGCTCCGCGGTCCACACGAGACCCTTCTCGGCCAGTTCGGTGAAGTCGGCGCGCACGTCCACGATGCAGTGCAGGTACTGCTGCGCGGACTGCAGTTCCACAGCCTCGGTGTCGCCACGGCGCCAGGTCCTAACGATCATAGGTGTGCAGCTGCGGCAGCAGCGCCCTCACGGTGCAGGGGAGCGGGAGTCGGTGCTGCACGACCATCTGCGTACCCTTCTCGTACTCACCCGGCCAGGCCAGCCGATCGGTCTGCCCGGTGAACAGGGGTACGGGTGCGTCCATGGCATCACCCGAACTGCGCACGGCATACTCGTCCATGTCGGTCGTGTTCGGCCCGTACCACAGACCCGCGCCAGTCTCGAACAGGTCCAGCACGATGCCGTTGATCCGCTGCTCCTTGCCCTGCGCCGTGCCGTCCTGAGCCCCGGCCTCGATGGGCATGGTCTTGATCGTAGCGGTGTAGGGCAGGCCCACGTTGACCACCGAGGCGGCGGCTTGCAGGTTGATAGCCCCTGCCGACACGGTGCGGTTCGGATGCACGGCGCCATCGGCCAGCACCGCGACCTCCTCGCCTTCGAGGTGATCCAGTCCGCTGATCGCGGTGACGGGTGAACCATCGTAGGTCAGACCGCAATCCACGAAAAACGCATACTCGTCGGTCATGTACTTCTCGACGTACTCGACGTACCGCTTCGTGCCACCATCGATCGTGCGCCGAACGACCATCCACAGTACATCCTGATCCCCGTCCCAATGGGGCAGGGTGATCACCGACTCTACGATGCCGGCGCCGATGCTGTGCCGGTGCCAGCCCACCACGTCCTCAGTGCGTTCGTATGTCATGCCGGCGAGTACCCCATCGGCACGCGCCGCCCACACGATCTGACTTGGTTCCTGCTGGTAGGCGAGGTCCACGACACCGGACTCGGTAACGTGGTCGGCCAGCACGTTCATGTTGGGCGCGACAAACGAGTCGGTGTCGAACTGGTAGGCGTACTCGCGCAGCTTGCGGCCGGCGCGCTGCAAGAACAGGATCACCGACCCCACACGCAAGGGTTTGACATCCGTGGCGCTGCCGAAGGTGGTCTGCGGCGTGATCTTCACGTTGGTGGGCGTCACCGGGTCGCTGATCTGGGTGGCGCTCAGGGTGAACTCGCCGTTGGCCGTTCCGATGGCCAGCACTTTGGTGGGCGCCAACCACTCGATCGTATTCATGTCCTGCGTGTTGATCGTGTAGTTCAACGCATCGTCGTCGTTGGTGCCGTACTTGTGGTTCTCGTAGTCCCCCGACACGCTGGCCCACAGGGTCTGCGGTCGGCTGGTCGAGCCGGCGAACCACAGACGATCCTCATAGAACGTGACGGCGTGCGGGTGCCCGCGTCGGTTGGACCACGCACCCTCGGACCAACGGGTCGTGGCGCTGGTGGTGGGCAGGCGCTTGACAACGGTAGCCGTGACCTGAGTGGCGCTGATGTAGGCAGTGACCTGAGCGTACCCGGCCCCGTCGTGCAGGAATAGCCAATCGACCGCCCCGTCACTCTCGGTGCCGCTGGTGTGAATAGGTGGTCGTGAGCCAGCGGTGGCATTGCTCGCGGACTCGTAGATGTTGCCAAGGTAGTAGACGATGTTGCCCACGGTATGGACGACCCCGGTGGTCCACTGGTTGTATTTCGAGGCGCTGATCTCGCTGATCTTGAAGTACGAGCCCACGTCACCTGCGACGAACAGGGACGCAGATGCGGTGAGGGTGATGCCCGCACCTGTGACCGCCGAGGCAGTGATCGTTGTGGTCCCCGTGTTCTCATCATTGAACGGTGGCCATGCGAACGTAACGGCGGTCAGGGTCCACGATAGGGCGCTGACACGGGCGAGTTTGTAGGGCGGGTGCTCTGGGTGCGTGATGTAGACCACATCGGCTGACTGAGCGTATTCCAGGGCGCCCACCTGAGCCGACGTGTATGGACTCACGACCTCGTAAGGGACACCGGGGCTCGACTCAACGACCCCACCATCCAGATAGAACCGGACGTACAGGTCCCCGAACTCCAGGCCATAGGCTTGACTGGTGCTGTATTCGAACGGGATCAGTCGCGTAGCGTCCGCAGAGTCCTTGACCTCGGCCACGAACCGGGTTCCTGGACGCTTGCGCGCCGGCCCCTGAATCTGTGGGATGAAGTTCTCAAGGGTCTCGCACCCGTTCTTGAACTTCTCCAGAGACGGGCGCCCCTTGAGCAGAGGGGATAATTCCCCCGCGTTGAAGGACGTTTGACCGGGAGATACCTTCACGTCAGTACCTCACGGAAATCCAGTCGTCCTCCTCGTACTCGGCGGGCGGGTTCTCCTGCGCGTCGGCACGTTTCGCGTCGTCGATGAAGGCGTCGTACTCCTCCATCAGCGCCTTCTTCTTGGTGGTGCTCTGGGTCAGGGGCTCCGCGAGTTCTGCCGCCAGGCGCGTGGCCACGGTGTCGAAGAACAGCGCGTCGTAGACGTTGGGGTCCGTGATGCTGGCGATGTAGCGGATATACAGGACCGTCGCGTTGGCGTGGATGAACCCGTTTTCGAGTTGGAACTCGCCTGTGGATAGGTCACGGACTTCGAGCAGGCGCAGAAAGTCAGAAGGGAGTGGGAACTTCGCCGTGAACCCCCAGTCAGGGGCAGTCTCATGCGCGGCCAGGTTGGTGCGCTTGACGGCGAAGTTCCACGGGTGTACGCGGAGCACTCGGTCGCGCACCAGGGGCCAGTTGCGCGAGCACAACCGAGCCGCCTTGGTGTTGTCGTCAAGGGACGTGATGGCACCGTGCCCCGCTTTGTCCAGGGCACTGTTGCAGAGGTCAACGACGCTCGGCATGGGTTACCCCATCACTGAGGTTCGAGGCGCAGGATCGCGTTCTTGATGCGCTCCAAGAGCACCGCGATGGCACCCTTCTCCAGCGTGTCGTCGTACAGGACGCGGACACCGTTGGTCAGGGTCAGGGCGCTCCCGTCTTCCAAGGTCATCGACTCCTGTTCCGTCTTGATCGCGGCGTCAACGAATTTCTTTGCCATGGTGTGTCCTTTCAGAGGAACGGGGACCGAAGCCCCCGGTTCATCACGGTGCCGAGAAGTACAGATCGATGACCGCGCTGCCAGAGCCAGGAAGGGCTGCGGTGGCGATGGTCAACAGGATCGTCTCGGCGGCAGACAGCGGCGAGTCATCGGCCGCTGTGTAGAGACCGAACAGCGTGGGCACCGTGGCGGTGTGCGTTGCCGCAGCCCGATACTTGCCGGTCGTACCAGCGATGCCGATGGCGATGGTCGCGCTGGCACCGAACGTCGCCGAGGCGTTGATCATGCCGAACGCGAACGTGTAGCCAGCCGGCACGGTCGTCAGGACGATGGTGTCGCCATCGGCCTGCGCCGCGAACGGGATGACCGCGCGGAACCGGCGCAGCCGGCCCCCGACTACAGCACCACTCAGTTTCGTGGTGGGGGAAGCCCCAAGGCCAGCGGCATCGGTGGAATAGGTCGTTGTTGCCATGTCGTGTGCTCCTGTTTACTCGTCGCAGATGATCTCGACGACCTTGCCTTCTTCGACGCGGGTGGCGCCGAAGGTGCCCTTCACGTAGACCTGCGTGGCGTAGGACTTGTCGGCCCGCTCGCTGATCTTGGTCGTGATGTCGTTCCAGATGCCCAGGTGCAGACCGCTCTTGGCCCAGGCGATGCAGCGTCGATCGCTGGAGCCGTCCAGACCCAGAAGTTCGGTATGGATGAACTTGAAGCCCATGAACGTGTCCACAGAGCCGCTCACCAGTGCCTTGACCGTGTTGTAGTCCGAAGACGTGACCTCGGTGGTGCCGAGCAGGTTGTCCAACTGCACGGCCGTGACGGCGCAGTACAGTGGGTCGTTCTCGACATCCACCTCATTGGCCATCAACTTCTTCTTGGCTGTGCGCAGCTTGGCGACAGTCAGGCCCGCGGCGCCCACGGCGATCTGCTGGTTGGAAGTGTCGAATGGGGTGCTGGTGGAGCCGTTCTCGCCGGTCAGGGCGGCGCCCAGGGCGGCAGTGATGATCAGGCTGTCCATGGCTCGACCGAGCGCATAGGCACCGTTCATCGCGTAGGGGCTGGTCGGGTCGATCAGCATGCGCAACTTGTCCTGATCGTCGATCATGTCAGCCCACTCGTAGTCCGTGGGGTGAACCCAACGGGCATCGTGCGGGGTGCTGATCAGTGGGGTGTCGGCGTGGCGGCTGGTGCGGGCTTGCGCCGTGACCTCGCCGATCTGCTCGACCGCTTTGGCGGCTTTGCCGGTGTAGGAACCAACGGTGACGCAATCGCGCAACCGGGAACCGCGCTGCTGGAGCAGCAGCTGCACGTTCGTGCTGTACTGCTGCACGAACGCGGTCGTAACTTGGAAGCTCATGATGACCCTTTCAGGTGGTAAGAGGAAACAAAATCACCGAGGCTTTGTTTCGACTTGTCCACCTGAGGGTGGGGTCATTGGCTCAGAAAATCTGGGATTCCGGTTGTCCTTGCGGGCCGAGTCAGTGTCTTCCGAGTGGTCGTGGCCGGTGGGTCCGCGACTGTTGGCGATCCTATCACATATTTTTCAACGAGTGTGCAAGATTCAATGAGTCTTGATACATCGAACAGGCCAACCCGTGTCGCTTGTCCCACCATGGCCTCGAATACGCGCAGGCGAATCTCATCCTCCTGCATGTGCGGCCTCCATGAGTCGGGTCATCTTGGCCACTGCGTCTCTGTCGCCATTGATGTACTTGCCCATGAACTCCTTGTCGAGTTTCAGGTCCGCGATCTGCTGTTTCGCGGCGGCAGGGGTGGTGCCGAACCCGCCCTCGCTGCGCTCCCCGGCGAACGAATCCTCGCCCATCTTGGAGCCGAGTTGCGCGAACAACCGGAGCATCTCGGCCGTGCCGAGCTTGTCCTCGATTGCACTGAGTTTGCCGGCGTCGTACCCCAGCGCCGAAGCAGCGCGGCGTCCCGCTCCGATCATCTGGTCGTAGGCTTGACCCCACTCCTGTTTCAATGAACCGATCGCTTTTTCGGATTCCTGCGCCATTTGAGCTTGGAGTTTCTCCTGCATCGAGCCCGACATGCCGTTGAACTCATTGAACAACGACTGCGCCTGCTTGGTGTTCAATCCGTGCTTGTGCGCCGCGGTCTTGAACCACTCGACCATCTCGGGACTGCCGCCCTCGGGCACCTTGAAGCCGTACTCGTCGGGGCTCGCCGGCCGCCCGAGCTTGGTGTAGAAGGCGTCGAGTGCCTCGGGGCTGGCGTCCTCGGGCGGCAGTTCCAACAGGTTCTTGGCGCCCCCGGCGAACTTCTCCAGGTTGCGGTACGACATCAGCAGGTCCGAGGGTTCCTTCCACCCCTTGTTGCTGACGTAGGCGTTCGTGTCCTCGTCGAATGCGGCGGTCCAGACTGAGTTGGGGGCTGGTTGCGCGGTAGG